TACCTCATCTTATTGGTGGGCTTTCTGCTGCCCTTACTGGCGCTCTTAGGGCTTTACTTGATACAGCTCACATCAATAATACGGCAACTATGCTTAAGCTTAAAGGAGCTAAAATCTCAGGACAATCAGACGAAATCGAAGTTACACAAATTGTGGAGATAGAAGGCGCTCCAGGCGTTGACGATATTCGTAAGATTGCAATGGCATTACCATTTAATCCACCATCACAAGTATTGTTTGAATTGCTTGGTTGGTTAGATAAAGCGGCCAAAGGGGTAGTATCCACCAGCGAAGAAAAGATTGCAGACGCAACAAACAACATGCCTGTAGGTACAGCTCAAGCTTTAATTGAGCAAGGCGGAAAAGTATTTAGTGCAATTCACTCTAGATTACACAATAGTCAGAAAAAAGTGCTGCATATTCTTGCTCGTATCAACCGTTGGTACCTGGATGACCAGATTAAAGGTGATATTGTTAAAGATATGCCTATTCAAAAGTCAGATTTTGACAAAAATAGCGATATTTTGCCTGTTTCAGACCCAAATATCTTCTCTGAAACGCAAAGAATGGCCCAAACACAGGCAATATTACAATTATCATCACAATTTCCGCAACAATTTGACCAACGTGCCGTATTAACACGCATGTTGAAGCAAATGAAGGTGCCAGATTACAAAGAATTGATGCCATCAGCCGTTGTTCCAGTGGAAATGGATGCTGGACATGAAAATGCTGCAATGACATTGAATCAAAATGCTTATGCATACCCTCGCCAAGACCATTTAGCGCACATACAGTCGCATTTAGCGTTTGCTTTAGACCCTAACCTAGGCTCAAGCATGTTAATTGCTCCTACAATGATTCCACGCATGTTAGAGCATCTCAAACAGCACATTACATTGTGGTATACAAACCAAATGACTACATATGCAACGCATGGCACTAATGTTGACTTACAAAAATATACTAAAGTCAAGTTTACTGCAGAGATTGACAAGGTTATTGCTATGGCTTCTCAACATGTACAGATGGATTCACAACAAACCTTTGCTCAATTAACTCCAGCAATTGCTAAATTATCACAAATGATGCAACAGTTTGCTCCTAAACCACAAATGGATGGCGCAGATACAGCATTGTTACAAGCATCTATGGCTGAGACACAACGTAAGACTCAGAAAGACCAACAAGATGTTCAAATTGCAGGCGCAAAACTCCAAGCAGAAACACAAGCTAAACAGATGGCATTGCAAAGTGAAATGCAGCGTTCTCAAGCAGAGCAAGTAAATGAGAACCAACGTCAGATTGCAAAAATGAACCATGATGCTTTAGAAGCGGAAAAGAAACGTCAAATTGATGTAGCAATGAATGCTGAAAACAACTTGACACAAGAACGTATGAAGACTGCCGACCTAACAGTTGACGAGTTGAGATTACGCCAGGAGCAGGAAAGAACTGCAATTGATTTAAACCGAGAAGTCCAACGTAAACTAGGAGATTAAAATGGCTGTAACAGATAAAGACCAAATGAGCGAGCAAGTAAGACAACATACTCGCATGGCAATTGGTGCATGGGTTGAGGGTGACCAAATCCCTGAATACAATTCAGCGACTATGCCAAAAGCAAATTCAGACCATGGCAACATTGGTAGCGCTATCCAAAAAGATAACGCATGAGAATAGCCGATATCATCAGTGCTGTAAAAGCGCGTCAAGATGACATTGCAAAGTCATTAGCTGAGGGTCATGCTTCTAATTATGAGGCATACCAACGGCTAGTGGGAGAGGTTGCAGGTTTGCAACATTCATTAACCATCATCAATAACTTACTAGAAAGAGAAGAAGATGACAGATAGCACGGTAGCCATTAATTTGGCTGATATTCAGGAGGCCTTTCCTGAAGTAGACCCTGGCGCTAAACCTTTAGGTGCTCGTATTTTAGTTCAGATGCGTATGCCGAAAAAGAAAATGACAAATTCAGGTATTTATTTGCCCGAAGAAACTCGTGATACAGAGCGAGCACAGAATCCTGTTGGCAAGGTCATAGCACTTGGCCCATTAGCATTCAAAAACCGAGACACTATGGAAGCATGGGGTGAAGGTACTTGGTGCGAAATTGGCGATTATGTTCGTGTACCTCGTTGGACTGGAGATAGATGGGAAGTAGCCGTAGACAAAGACACTAACGTCGAGTTCTTCATTATGAATGACCACGAAGTTATTGCTAAGTTAACTGGCAATCCATTGGATGTAAAAGCGTTCGTTTAGAACAATTCATTAACGCAACTACCTTATAAGGGAAAGCAAATGTCAAAAGAAATTAAAGTAGAAGAAAGTTCTGACGGTTCAGCCGTAGTAGAACTTCCTGAAAGTATGCAACCTGCAGACTCTGGTGATGAACCAGAAGAAGTATTAGAGGCTGAAGGCGGTAGTGTTGAAGAGTCTATTAGTGAAGAAAGTGACTATGACAACCCTAATGACACAGATGCTGTTCGTCAAGCCAAACGTGACAAACGTCGTGCTCGCAAAGAGTACCATAAACAAGTTCAGCAAGAAAAAGATACGCGTTTACAAATGTTGCAACGTCAGAATCAAGAGTTGCAAGAACGTCTATCAGTTGTTGAACGTAAAACACACGGTTCAGAAATTGCTCGTATTAATAAAGCAATTGAAGACCAAGAATCAAAAATTATTTTTGCAAAGCAGAAAATCAAAGAAGCTACTGAAACTGGCAACGGTGATTTACTAACTAGCGCACAAGAGATGTGGTTTGAGGCTCGTAGGGATTTTGAATCTTTACAAAGCGTTCGTAACCAAGCTGTTGCTCCGCGTGCCCAGCAAACAATTCAAGCGCCCGACCCAAATGTGCAACGCCTGGCTGGACAATGGATGGTAAATAATCCTTGGTACAACGCTAATGGCGGAGATGAAGATTCTAAAGTTGCATTAACCATTGACCAATCAATGGCTGCAGAAGGTTGGAGTCCATCTAATCCAGAATATTGGGAAGAATTAGATAATCGCTTGCAAAAATACTTGCCACATAGGTATAATAGTAGTAACTACGGAAATTCAGATTTGAAATCTAGAAAACCTCGGAGTGTAGTGACAAGCACTGGTCGTGAAAGTTTCTTGGGGAATCCTAAGAATACATTCACCTTATCGCAAGACCAAGTTCGAGCGATGAAAGACGCAGGTCTTTGGGACGACCAAGAAAAGCGAGCGAAGATGATTCAACGCTATGCTAAAGAAGCTAAACTATCACGAACATACTAGGAGACTAAAAAATGGATTCACGTTTAAAAAAATCATTATCAGCAGGTGGGCGTACTAATCGTAGCGCTAGTCATGACTCGACGCATGAGGCACCAGAAGATAAGTTCTTTTCAGCCAATGAACGTCGCAAGATGTGGAAGGATGAATGGACACAAAGCGCATTGCCAAATGTTCCAGCTTTAAATGGCTGGCACGTATGTTGGCTTTCAACAACCAACAGTTACGACAGTATTGATAAACGTATCCGCCTAGGATATACCCCAGTAAAAGCTGAGGACATTCCAGGGTTTGAGAATTGGCGTGTAAAAGCTGGCGAACATGAAGGTTATATTGCATGTAACGAGATGTTGCTGTTCAAGATTCCTGAAGATGTTTATCAAGAAATCATGACTCACTTCCACCATGATATGCCTATGGAAGAAGCAACAAAAATCAAACTTAATGCAGAAAACGTACAAGGTCGTGACTCTAATGGTCGCAGTCTTGGCGAAGTTGAAGGCGACGGACTTGGCTCAATTGATAAACCAATGCCTGCCCCAATTTTCGGGTAGCATTAATTAAGGAGTAAATTATGTCTGCATCAAATGCTCCGTTTGGTTTACGCCCTGCGTTCCATCCTTCTGGTTTGGACCGCGCTCAGGCGTTAGCTGGCGGTATTACAAGTGCTTACTCAAGTGACATCTTAAAAGGGCAACCTGTTAAGTACATCGCTGCGAGTGGCGTTATTCAACCTGTAACTGCAACATCAGATGCTTTCTCTGGCGCATTCGCTGGAGTAGAGTGGACTGATACAACAGGTCGTCGTCGCGTATCGAACTATTGGCCTGCTAGCACAGCATACCAAACAGGTTCTTGCGTTGCTTATTTTTACAATGACCCTAATATTGTGTACGAAATCCAAGCTGACGGTTCAGTAGCTCAAACATCTGTAGGTTTAGATGCTAACTTGAGCAACTTTGCTGCTGGCTCTAATGTGACTGGTTTGTCTCAAGCAACAATGAGTGCAACAATTCAATCTACAGGCACTCAAGGACAAGTTCAAATTTTAGATATTGCACCATACCCAGACAATGCTTGGGGTGATGCTTATACAATCGTTCGAGTACAAGTAGCGAAACGTCAGATTTCTGCTGTTGTACCTGGCATTTAAGGAAAGGAACTAACAAATGGCAGCTCCAATGAGAAGTACGGACTTCCGCAGTATTGTTGAGCCAATCCTCAACGAATGCTTTGACGGTGTCTATGACCAACGTACCGATGAATTGTCTCGCGTATTCCGCGAATCAGAAGGTATTCCACGTAACGACCACGAAGAACCAGTATTGTATGGCTTCGGTGCAGCACCTCAACTTCCTGACGGTACACCAGTAACGTACCAACAAGGCGGTGTGTTGTTCCTAAAACGCTATGTATACAAAGTATACGGTCTTGCATTTGCATTGACTAAAGTGCTTGTAGAAGATGGCGACCATATCCGTATTGGTCAAGTTTATGCACGTCATTTAGCTCAATCATTGATTGAAACTAAGGAAACATTAGCAGCTAACGTGTTGAACCAAGCGTTTAACAGCAATTACGTTGGTGGTGATGGTGTTCAATTGAACTCTAGCGCTCACCCAATCGTTAACGGCAATGCTTCTAACTTGTTGACTACAGCAGCAAACTTGTCACAAACTTCACTAGAGCAAATGCTTATCCAAATTCGTCAAGCAGTTGACAATAACGGTAAGAAAATTCGCTTGGTACCTAAGCAATTGGTTGTTGCTCCTGGCAACATTTTCCAAGCTGAAGTATTGTTGAAATCTGTTCTACGTACAGGTACAGCAAACAACGACGTAAACCCAATCAAATCTATTGGTTTGTTGGATGAAGGCGCTGCTGTTCTTTCACGTTTAACATCATCAACAGCATGGTGGGTACAAACAGATGCACCAGAAGGTTTAAAACTTCTAATGCGTCGTAGACTAGAAAAAACTATGGAAGGCGATTTCGAAACTGACTCTATGCGTTACAAAGCAACAGAGCGTTACGATTTAGGCTGGACAGACTGGCGTGCTGCTTACGGTACACCAGGCGTTTAATTGACGCACAAAGGGGGCCTTAAAACCCCCTTTTTACTTTAAACTTTGTAAAACTTTTCATGAAGGATACAAAATCATGCCACAATTTAGTGATGATTTATTTCTAGGTTCTGCGCCATCTTCCGTTGGTACGAACTCTAACAACCCCTTGGGCAACCCATCTCCAATGTCAGTAGGCTTTGGTCCAATGGGTCGTACATATTTATACGATGCAACTCCAGCAGTTGCTACAGTTGCTGCTGTTTTAGCTGCAAAAACTCCAACCGTAGCTACTACATATAGTGGCTCACAATTAGCTGCAGCATCTACTGCGGCAGGCACCTCATTAGTAACTCTTAATGATGGTACTGTTGTTGTTCAATTTGATTACCCACGCGCTGTAGCCGTAACAACAGCTTCAGGTAGCCCAACTAACTCAGTAATTACTATTACTGGTGAAGACTACTATGGTCAACAAATGACTGAAATTATTCAGTCAGGTACAGTTGCTTCAACACAAACAAAAGGCCGTAAAGCTTTTTACCAAATTATTAGCGTTGCATTCTCAGCAGCTACTGCGGTAGCCGTATCTGTAGATACAACTAACATCCTTGGTCTACCAGCTCGTATTAACGATTATGCTTACATCTTAAGCAATCGTTTCTCAGGTT